GGATTAAAGTATCTAAGTAGATTAATCTGCATACTGTTATCAGTTCTATACCAATCTTGCAGTATATTTTCTACTATTAATTTTGTTTTTCCATATGTACTTATTGGCTGTGTTCTATGTAATTCAGATATAGGGTGCTGTAATGGATTTCCATAAACAGCACACGAGCTAGAAAAAATTAATTTTTTACAACCGACTTTTTTCATTGCATTAAAAAGAATTATTGAGCAAGCAACATTATTGAAGTAGTACCACAACGGTATTTCTTCTGATTCAGGCACACACTTCCAACCTGCCAAATGTATGACAGCATCTATTTTGTGTTTTTGTAAAACTTCAACAACCTTTGGTAAATTTATTAAATTTTCATCTATTACAGGCACTTTCCCTATCATTCTTTCAAGCTGTTTAACACCATAAATATTGCTGTTAGAAAAATTGTCATAAATAATAGGTTTATGTGCTTTTTTATAAAGTTCAGCACAGATATTCAAGCCAATATAACCTGCACCGCCAGTAACTAATACATTCATAGTCTGCTTATCCTTATCCAAGCACCTTGTTTATTTGGCGGTTTCATAGGAACAAAAAATTTTTCAGCAACAAGTTGCATAACTAAACTGTCATCTTCAAGCAACATCCCACCACTTGGTACTGATAATCCATCTAAAGTTGATCTACACAACTTGTCTATATCTCCGATAATTTTGCTTGTAGGAAATTGTGGTGCAGACGGCTTTAAAATTTCTGCATTTTTGCCTGTACCATAATGACTTTTAGGCCTAAAAAAAGTAAAACTAATCTCAACTTTTACAGGTTCAGTTATAACTTCGCCTTCATTTATACGCTGCTCAATACAGGCAGAAACTACTTGATTTCGCCAAGGAGCAACAAACTGACTTGCTTCTCTCATACCAAAGCGTGTAGATATTTTGCTGCCTTGAGGTGCAGGTTTACCAACTACATTAATTAAAAGTGGCTTTGTAGATACAAGTTTCATTTAGTCGTATCGCCTCTTTTTTCTCTTGCAAGTAAGTATTCTTGAAGTGCTCTATTATTAATACTTTTTGGACTTACCCAATTAACATCTGAAGCATCTGCACGTGGAAGTCTAGTTACATTTTTATTTGGATTATTTGCTTGTGCTAAATATTGAAGTCTGCTTTTTAACAGTGCATAAAGAAACTTTTGTTTCTTTGTGAACGGAATACTTATATCTTGTTCTTTTAAACGAGCAAGAAACAGCCGACACTTTGCATCACTTGAAGAATTAATACGCTGTATCCATCTTTGTCTAAATTCTGAGTTCATTTTTCTACTAAAAAATCAAATTTATTTACTTGTTTTTGACAGTTGTTGCAGATCGTTGCAGACCAACTTAAATGATATACAGTTCTATGATGACCACAGTAAGGACATTTTAAAGTTGCCCCAGAGTACCTTTTGCATCTTGTATACCTAGTTACAGGTGTCCATTCTGTCATTTATTCAACTCATCGCAAGCTAATTCTATACCTGCTTGACAGTCAGCAACAGTCATATCGGTAAAAGT